CTTCTTATCTACTACCACCTCGTATTTTACATTAGCTTTATCTCTTTTTAAAAGATGCTTAAAAAGCTTTCTGCCACTTATGTTCTCTATTGCTCTCATGGCTTCCCCGACAGAGGATACGCATAAATGCCATTCGTATCCGATGACTTCAGCTAACTCTCCATGCAGTCTTACTCTGACCGTTTCGCTCATGATAATTTCTCGTGCCTCCAGATATATTCTGTTCTTTTTTGATGTGATTCGCTAAACAATTCTACACAAGATAGTTTTTCTGCCATTTGATGAAGAAAAAAGCTGGGAGATAAGCTTAGGCCAAGATGCCCAGGCTTTTTAGACAGCCTGAAAACCAGAAGGTCGTACTTTTGCAACTCGGATGGAGAGTTAAAACAAATTTTTTTAAAACCCAAGGCTAGAGGCCCTTCATCTATAATATTAAAATCTTCACGAAAATCTTGTTCTTCCGTTGACCGGGGACAATCGCCCTTGAAATCGATATTTAGTACTTCCTTGTAGTAATCTTCTATTACAGAAAAGCAATCGTTTACTCCGTACTGAAACTCTCTTCCTAAGAATTCGTTTAAAGAACTATCGCTATAATAAAAATTGTTATTTTCCAGATTGAGCATTATATAAGGCATTTGATGCCCGTTTGAGTTGGACAGGTCGTAAGCTGACATCTCTCCGCCGCTTGGGTGAGAATGGTATATGCAAATCGGCTCTCCTAACTCAAGACACTCTAAAAAATTTAAAGGATCAATCCTAAACATTTCCTTCGAGTCCTCGGCTGTATTCGGGCATCTGAATATTTTTTGCTTTTTAGAATCTTTATGCTCGTATACGATTCCGCACGATTCTTGGTAAGACTCGGAGTAACAGTGCTCTCTAATATCTGACAAGATTTTATTTTCTATTCTCATTACTTTATTCTCCCTAAAGCGGGAAAGCCCCCGAATGGCAAGTTGCCAAGATTAACGTACGATTCCCATCTTAATCTACAGCCTTTGATAGTCTTAGAGCACTTATCTGCGGCCCAATAGTCGGAGTCTGTAGGCGGATTCCCGAGGCTAGACTTCTTACATACGTAATAATATTTTATATTGTCCTTTTCTACGTGAGTGTAGTTTCCCACGCTGTACGAGGTGGTGCTCGAATAAATGCCTTGATCCGATAACGGATTGCCTTTGACTTCTTCAATTTGAGAGATGTCCTCGTCTGTGATTTCAGCTATTGGCTTTGCGTTATTAGGCATGTAAGTACATCCAGTATGCTCCGAGGTTCTACGATCTTTGAATTCGTAACAACATCCTTCACCTCTATAAGTAAAAGTGCATCTGTTCGAGTACATTACCCTAAGAGGTAAACGAATGTTCTCTACATCTAGAATAGATGTCATTTCGAATGACATTATAGACTTATTTTCTATTAATTTTCTTTCTATGAAATATACATCTCTTGGGAACTCAGCGTTTTGATCTGGTATGAAACCTTTCGGTTTAGGTATATCGGGGTTTGAGTCGCTAAAATTCTCCGCATCTAGAAACTTCGCTAAAGTTCTTATCCTCGTGACCTTGGCTCCGACTAAATCCCCTAGCTCGGACATTTGGATTTTCATTAAATTAAAATAATCTTTAGTTTCCTCGCTGCTGATAAAATCTAATTTTGGCTTTGGGAGAGTTCCGGTAGAATTACTTTCAAACCCTGTCGCTTGAACGGGCAGAGCTTCATATCTTTGTCCCTGCCAAGTTATAGAGTTGGCCCCTACTTTTTGCTCACCATGAAAAAGGAAAACCCTTTGATGCTTATTAGTGTCTTTTATTTCTGCTATAAGGCCCATTTCGAAAAGTATGTCTGATAAGTCAATTTCAAACATAGTTATTAATGCTGAAGGCTCTAAAGAAAAAACACTTCCGTATAGTCGGCTTTGTGCGTCTTTATACTGATTCAGAGTAGCCATTTATTCGTAGAGTATCGATTTATCAGTTAATAACCTCGTTAAAGGCTGCGCTTATGGTATAGTTGTCAAAGAAATTAAATGTGCTTTGCCATTGCCTACAAACGTATAGCTTTTCGGCGTTATAAGGCGGCGGAGCGGAGAATATAAAAGACTCTTCAGCATTCCTTTGTCTAAGGAAATGGAGTATAGCTGTAGCTTCTCTTTCCGTTCTGAGATCAAAAGAGAGGTTAATTGAAAGCAAATTACTGGAAAGCCCATCCGCCTGTCTAGATTCGTATCCGTCCCCGAATTGGATTACGTTGGTTCTAGGCGAAGAATTAGCTTGATTAGAGTAAGACGGAACGAAAATAAATTCTGCCCGTTCTGTTCCTTGGGCGTCATTCTTATAACCGAAGAATTTAGCAGTATCGCTCTCTGGTGCGGTGTCGCTATCGGTTATTTTGGCCCTAGCATAGAAGAATTTTCTGGCAGTGATCCCGTTGGCCGATGTGATGTCCCTGTAACAGAAATCATACTGCTCGAAATCGTCGTCCTCTTTCCATTCATCCAAACTATATACAGAAGCCATAATGCCTTTCTCCTAAGTAATTATTACACTGATTCGATTGTTTTTATCTTTTTTTTTAAGACAGTGTAATAATATAGAGGTTATGATAAATTTTAATAAGAGCTCTATAACAACCAGAGGGAGGCAGCATCTTTTCTTAAATAATGTTGAGGTTTCTGGTGTTCAGAATGCTACTATTAGCTATCAGATTCCTAAAACCCCAATAAGATTCTTGGGCGTAGAAGAGGTTAGTTTTGCTCCAGATGGATCTACACAAGCTGAAATTAGCGTAGATACATTCATAGTTGGTAAAGACTACTTTTTAGATAAAACCGGAGAAAATCCTTTTAATGGCTATGTTTTAAAGGATAAAAGAAATCATGTAGATAATTTTAGCTTTCGTTCCGGCTTTTTGTTCTCTCATTCTGTTTCATGTAGTATTGGTCAAATGCCGACCACTCAGAGTGTCATAAGGGCTTTCGGGGGTGCAGGTAGGCTGGGAACAGGGGATGCGACGGTAGACGCACATCTAGCTTCTCTGCCACATCAAGGAAGCTCTAGCGATTTAAAATTCATATCTCCGGGTTCTATAGAGATAGAGTTCAGCGATTTGAGTTCGAATAGGATAAATAGTTTCCAAATATCGTATATCACCGACAGGCAAGTGATATACGGATTAGGCAATAAAGACCCAAAAGAAGTAGTTTTGAAGTATCCAGTGCCAATCGAGTGCAAGTTCAATATCGACGTTATGGACAATGGATATGTGGCTTTTAATTCCACTGGGTATCCCTGTGTAGATAAGACAGGAAACTTGACCGTGAAACTTAACGACATGTATTCTGATTCTACCGTTGTAGAGTATCATTTGGGAAACGTTCATCTTGTGGGGGAATCATATTCGACTTCCGCCAATGGGCCGACAACAATGGATTTAATGTATAGAGGATTTATAAAGCGTCCGAATTAGGTGTAACTAAATAAGGGAAAAGGGAAAAGGTAGTGTTGTATTTCGACAACATAGATGCAGTAGTTAACGGCACGGGGATTCTTGTCGAACAGGCTACTATATCTTCTCAGAATTACCTTGACCCAGCCTATATCCTAGAAAAGCGAGGAGAGCTAAGTCAACCCGTAACTGACTCGATTAGGCATACGCTTGACTTATCGTATTTTGTAGAAGTAGATAACGAGCCTAATTTAGAGATAGTAAATTCTCTGAAGCAATTTAGAGAGGACGATTATCAAGCCTCTCCTTATGTTATAGAGGTAGGTGGTGTGTCTGGGGAGTATTTCCTGCAAGACTACAGAACTAATTTTGTTCCGAACAAAATAACAAAAGCATCCGTAACTTTCGTGGGATTCACTCCTACATCGGGCTACTTACAGCCAAAGAAAACTGGGGTACAAAAAGTAAATTATAATAAATCTAGTTCATTTAGCAATGGGTGGACTACTTTTGCTTCTAATTCAGGGAACTACTTCCAGCTTCCCACTTTAGACTTACAATACAACTTCAGAGCCGCGTGGAATCCTATATATACGATAGGATCAAAATATCCTAAACAGGTTCAATTGCTAAACGCTTCGGAATTAGCAGTGTTTACTAGAGAGGAATTCCATCATGTAACTTTTTCTGGGCAACCAGTGGGCGAGGCCATGAGTCAATTTTCAGCGGATAAAACTTTCGATGCTCTTACTGTGAATTATTTGTGCGATAGCAGCAACTCTGAGCAACTGTCATTCGATATTTCAGGTTCCGTAATAGTTAGAACATCAATACAAGCTCAAGTTGGCGATGTAGTCAGGACGAAAGTGGCCGTGAATAGGAATTATTAAAAATGCCCTACTATACCTATAAGAATAGTAAGATTCAGCTAAACGGACGGGGATTGTTCGTTAGAGGGGCGACTGTAGACTTTAACACTGATTTGTCTCCCCAGTACAAAATAGATAATAGGCATTCTTTCAAGTACTCACCAGCCGGAGGAATAGGAGGGACTTTAGAGTTCAACTATTTATTGACCGGATCTGATTTTGTAAAAGACTTTATATACGACGAGATAGGGGCTATCTCAGGAAGCTTTGGAGGGCTTAATTTTCAATCTGGGTATTTAACTTCATATAGATTTAATGCTACACCAGCGAATCCAGTTTCGGTAGACGCTACAGTAGCATTTTTTGATGAATTGAAAGGGGAATTTTCTCCGACATTTGAACAAGCTTCAAACGAATCTCTTCTTAATTTTTCCGACGCTGAAATATCTAATTTTTCAAGCGGTGTGGGGAATTTAGACTCGATTCAAAGAGCCTCATTTACGTTCAACTGTGAACTCGCGCCTGTTTACGTCGCGGGAGAGGTTACCCCAAGAGAGGTAAGATGGGGGCAGAAAACAGTTGCCGCATCACTTTCAATAGATAATTTAAGCGGCGACCTATCTGTGTTCGGTAATGACTCCAAAATACAGATAAACCTTAAAGACCCAATATCTCAGATAGTAAAGGAATCTTATTTTGTAAAAGGTAAACTAGGAAAAAAGACCTTAAACGTTTCAGCAAATAATAGTCTTTCTTCTTCGCTGTCGATAAAGCAAAATTTTATAAGCAGAGAGCCCGAGATAACTTCTTATGCTCCTACCACATTTAAAGAGGGAACGATTGTAACGATAAACGGCCAAAGACTTCATGGCACGACCTCAGTAAGTTTCGGAGGAGTAAAAGCGAAAATTCTATCTAAGAGTGCGACTACCATAACAGCCAAGGTTCCAGTTGGCGCATCGGCTTTGCACCGAGTCGTTACCATAATGGGAACAGACGGGGTGACCGAGGCTAGTGTTCGGTATATTATTAATTTTGAGCCAATGACGGCTTCATTGAATGCTTCTAATACGGAAGCCGAGATTAATAAACAAGTTCAAATCGATGGGACATTTTTTAGCAGGATATCTAGCGTAAAGTTTGGTCCTAACAATACTAAAGTATCGAGCTTCGAAGTCATAGACACTACGAAAATAATAGCGACAGTTCCAGAAGGCGCAGATGTGGGAACCATTGCGGTAGTCTCAGACGAGAAAAGCCAAAATATTAAGACGGTTCAGACTTTCTATCCTCATCCAAAAGTGATCAGTATGACCCCGCAGGTTCTTACCGAGTTGGGCCAAACGGCAGTTTTAGCTGGTGCTGCTTTTTCGAACGCGCAAACCGTAAAAATAAATAATCAATCGGTTGGGTTTTCTGTAACAGATGGGTCCAGCATAATAGTGACTACACCTAATGCTGATGTAGGAGGACAGGTTAAAGTCACCGACAGCAGAGGGAACTATGGTTTGAGCGAGTTTCACGTTAATCAACCCCCTATAATAACAGGATTTCATCCTCAAGAATTAGCTACTGTAGATCAGCCGCTCACAATTTCAGGAACGAACTTTTTCGCTACTAAATTTAGCGCAAATGCTTCGGCTCCTAATGACGTGTCTGTGTTGTTCGCAGGGGTTTCTGCTACTTCTGACCCAGTCACAGGCGTATTTGATTTAGTTAGCTCGACGGTTATCACAGGTACTATTCCCACTTTAGCAAGAGATGGTAAAGTGTATCTTTACAAAAGCAACCTAATAGAGGTGCATGATTCAGGAAAATTTATAGATGTAGTTGAGGCCGCTGGAACTGTTACTCAAATCGGAATGAACAATACGACAATCATAACTTGCTCTTTTAATTAGATGGCTAGGAGTTACATACAGGGAGTCGGGATGATCAATGTATCTGGTATTCAGGTGCAAAGAGAAGTAGATCCTGTTACCATAATTGACTTAAATATAGTCTCTCAAAGCGAAAATACTACCACTAGGATTGGCTACGTATACTTTGATTTGCCGACAGGGATTCCGATAGGGTTTTATGATATGCTAGTCCATTTCTCTGGGGACTATCCAACAGTAACAGGAGACAAGGCTTTGTATTCTTCCTTTGGGCCTTTAATAGGCTCAGCGACTCCTACAAGTGGTACTTATAACGAAGTAGTTACTTTAGAAGGAAGTGGTCTGGTTTCTGACAGTACTAAAATATTTGTAGATTCGCTAGAAGCTTCTTTTATTTCTAATGGGTTTAATGCCGGATTTACAGCAGGGAGATTTACCCTGCCGAATTATCAAGGCTTGTATTCTTCTAATCCGGTAAAAGCTTCTGGACTTCTCTCTGGCCCAGTAGATTACAACATAGCGATACAGAATGATAACACTTCGGGGGTTCTTGTTAACGGATTCAAGATGATTGGTGCTCCTCAGATAACAGGTCTTTCTGCTGTTACTGGGTACGAAGGAAGTAATGTCACAGCATTGGGCAATCAGTTTATAAACGTGACCGGAGTGTACTTTGGTAAGAAGCCAAATATAGCAGGTAATTTATCTGGAAGCGCAGTAGCGGTAGACCACGATTCTGTTAGGATCACGATTCCTTCTGGATCATTTGAGGCGAACTATATTTCTATATTTGCGACAGGAGGAATCGCTACGTCCACTAGCCCATTTTATGTATCGCCTCTCCCTCCTGTTATTAGTGGATTTACCCCTTTAAGTGGTTTTGCTTTATCGCAAATGACCGTATCTGGCTATAGGTTCGGTTCCATTACCGGAGTTAGCATGAACACAGAGACAGGAGTCTCTCATAGAGGGTATGAGTATACGGCTTCCACCAGCACCATAACTTTTACCGTTCCAACAAGAGCAATAGATGGTAAGCTACGGATTTGTAATCAAGGAGGATGCTCTTTATCTAGCGACACTTTTGAAATCTTGAACCCGCCGCAGCCTTCTGGGATTTTCCCGACAAGAGGACAAGCGGGTGATGGTGTGCTACTGACCGGCAAGTATTTAGCCAAGCCAGACGTCTTCTTTCAAGGCAATTTCACGCCAGACTCAGAAGTGGGATTGATTAGCGCGGACAACATTCAGCATCAAGGGGATAGCGGAATTATATTTAATGTTCCTACTGGTGCTATCGACGGCGTTATAGTTTTGACCACGAGCCCGAATTTGACCTACACGCCGATGGACACTATAGTCCCTTCTAGATTTTCCTCCGAGCCGAAGCTTATAGATGCTTGGTCCTTGAACCAAAGCAGTCCGAACGATGTAGTCCTTGACCTAGACGTGATAGTAACGTCTGGCGTTAATAGTTTGTTCTCTACTCATATAGTGGCAACTGGAGATAACCAGTTTACTTCGTGGCAAATCTCGCCTACCGGAACGCAAAATTTTACTCTGGGGCAAAATGTAATTACAGGCCAACCTACAGGGTCTAATTATCCGTTTGTTGGGACCGGAGTAATAGGACTAATAAATGCGAGAGCTTACGAGGACGACATCCAAGCTTACGATAATACGATGTTAACGTTTACGGATGAGACCGAATTTATAAGGACTCTCGTTACTGGTGTGCTTACTGGTGCAGGTAGGATGGACGCTAGTAGATTGTTCAACTATTCAGAAACGTTTAATTTCGTTTTACCAAACCCATCTATTGGGTCGATAGACCCTACGTTCGGACGAACTAGCGCAGAGGTAAACGTATTCGGAACGAATTTGATATCGGTTACTGGAGTAAGGTTTAGTGGGTTAACTGCCCCCAGCGGAGTTCAGTCAACTATTTCCAGTTCTGGAAATGATCATTTTTCATTTGAGATACCCAGCTTCTTTTCTGGACTCAACACATCAGGCTACATACTCGCGGAATCAAGAGGTGGTCAAAAGGCAATCTCCACACAATACTTTGAGTACGAAGGTCTTCCGCAGCCTGAAGGGATCAGTATCTCTTTTGGCCGCCCCGGAGAAATGTTCTATATCTCAGGAGAAGGAATAGAATACATAGATGCGATTAAGTTCGGAGATTTCGAGGCAGTGTTTGGTGTAAGTGGGAGTGTATAAATGGCAACTATTATCACAGGTTATGTGCCAGACGTTGGGATTACCCCAATAGATGTCGTAGTTAGTGTAAGTAGCTTATATGGCGAAGACTCTCTTAGCAACAAGTTCAGGATTAGAGGGACAGGTCAACTAGTCGAAGGACCCTCGTTTTTATACGGGGACGTTCACATATTTGAGGGCGGGGACTTAAACGTAGAAGGGCACGTAACCGCAGGGACTGGGCACATTTCGACTCAACAAGGCGACTTCTCAACAGAAAGCGGGACTTACTTAGAGAGCGGAATTCCTATAGCTTCGAAAATAGATCATCTTAAACAGTCTATTTTAAAGACTGGACTAGTATTAGATCTAGATGCTACCAATTTAAACTCGTACCCCAGAAGTGGAACCTTTTGGCACGACCTAACACATAAAGGCCATAAGGGTTCCATCTCGGGAGCAAATGGAGAAAGCGTTTTCTACTCAAATGAATTCAGATTTGATGCTTCGGCAGATAAGTTCATAAACGTAGATAATTCCGAAGGGCTTAACCCACAAAAGTTTGGCTTAGGGACTTACTTTAGGCCAGACTATAATGGGAGTGGCTCTGCTGACGTAATAGCTGGTAAATCTTATAACGCGACAAAGCTTTCAATAGGGCACACTTACACTAGTACTAATAAGGTTATTTCAACCATTAGATTTACGGACGGGACAGAATCGAAAGTAGCAGCATCTAACATATCAGCAAACGAGTACCACAATGTATTCACTAAATGGGACGGGACTAATCACATTGTATACACAGGGGGTAAGTTTGTATCCGGTAGAAGCGACTTCGCGGGTAAAACTATTTCTTACTCAGAACAGCCTCTTTCGATAGCGGCCCGTTACTACAACCAAACTAGTAAGAACTTTTTCAAAGGAGGGGTAGAGTCTGTAGCGTTGTATAACGGTGAAGTCCCAGAAGTAGAAATTTTCAAAAATGATTTCGTACTAAAGCAGCTTAATCTGCATAAAGACGTAAACATTACGGGTTCCCTAAAAATAAACGGCACAGACATACAGTCAATAGTCGATAGTTATGCCAGAGCAGTAATAAGCGGAGATAGCGCATCCATTACCGGAAATACTTTTGAGGTAGTAAATGTTTACGGTACTGGAGTCAATATAAGCGGAAGCGTAGGAGCGGTAAATAACATCAATAACGTATCCAGTCCCGGTTCACTAATCGTTAACGGTGGGACGAGTACTATTAACTATTCGAATACTTCTGGGGCGATCACCTTACATAACAACGGGGTTGGCTCGACTACGCTTTTTAATACTTATCATGGCGGCAAGGTGGACGCTGTAATATCCGGTTACTTGTTTGTTATCGAGAAAACGGAAAATCTGACGATATATAATCAGAACAGGGCCATCATAGATAGAAATAGCGGAGAAATTAATATTCAGAACCTAGGCGGAAGCGTTGTGGTTTCTGGTACGAATGATATCACTGTTAATAGCGGCACATTATTTATAACAGGAGAAGTTGCTTCTGGGGACATAACTATAGCTGGAGGCACGAATACCCTTACTTTTACACAGTCCAAAAATGTAAATTTAAATCAGGGCACGAATACTATTAGCAATGCTAATTTAGTATTCTTTACTGGCGACTCGACAACCATCACCAGCAGTACCGTACACACTACTGGGGATAACTACGATATAGATAACTCCACAGTTATCGTTTCTGGAATAGACGCATCTACATTTAATATTACCTCTGGGAGCTCGACTGTAAACGTTGTCGCTGGAAATACACTCGCCTTTCAACAAGGCAACACGATATCAATTGTAAACTCAGGGACTTTAAACGCGATTTCAGGAACGCTTAGTATTCCTGACGCAAATAATACGTCATTTACAATTTCGAATTCTGATAGCGTAGCGATTACGAGACCTGTTAGTGGTTCATTTAGTTTCGGAACAGGTACGCATCTCAATGTTTCGGGTGGTACGAATTCGTTCGACTTACGCGCAATGGGGGGAGGTTCCACCAGCAACGATACCTTAATCCATGGAGGAGTTAACTCTTTAACCAATGTCACTTCTCCGGGAATTACGGGTACGGGAATATACATATATGGGGACATAGGCGGTAACTCGACTGTATCTGCGACGAACCTTACTATCGTTAGTGGCGGTAGTGTTTCTAACGTTGGAGTTGGAAACAGTGCTCAAATCCACATGGAAGGCGGACCGCATACTATTGTTCCCGGAACAAACGCTACTATCAACATAACCGGAAGTAATAACAGTGTAGCGTCAAGTTCTGATAGCTCTACATTTAATTTATTTGGGTCAGACGTTAAGATCACTGGCAATGTTATTGACTTAGTCGGTCTAGAAACGATTAGTGGTGACATATTTGTAAATACGCATTCTGGTTTTTTTACTATTCCATTAGCCACTTCTGCGTCTCAACTCATCACGATTTCTGGCGGAACGAATACGATCACTGTCCCCATAACAACGGATTCTTACGCTGAAGGGGGTACATCTAACACTACTGTATACAATGCTGAAGTTGTAAACCTTTCTCTCTCTACAGGGGTTAAAATATATCAGACAGGGCTAACCGCTAATATCTCATCTAGCGACGTTGATGTTTCGGTCGGCACGGGCGGAAATGCTCACGTCTATCAGAGCGGCGAAGATATTAATGTATACAATAGCAATAACGGCTATGTAACGATACAAGACAAAAGAAATCAGCAAGTCGTAACTCATGTTACTAACCAATCTGGAGGCTTAGTGTCGATTACTGGAGGCAGGATTTACCAAACGGATGGGACACTCACCGCTCACGGAGTAGGCAATCTTAATTATCATGGTAATAGCGGGTCTGTAACCGCAACCAATTTTAATTTGCAGAGCGGTAACGTAAAATTAGAAGTGCCAAGGAACGCTGCAATTACCGTAGGTGGAAACGGATTTACCCATATATATAACTCTGGTGTTATTAATGCGACTGGAATCGATTTGATTTCTGGTGGGATGATAGAAATCGATAGGTCATCCATTCATACTCTAACCGGAATGTATGTGAGCGCATACAATACTGCGGTCACCAATGCTTATTGGACAGTATACTCCACTGGTGCGTACAACTTCATGACGGGTGTAGAGATCAACCTTTTGAATTACGGATCAGGGACTACTTACATAGATATCCTTAATAAAACAGGGGGAGTCTGGACTGGAAATGTAAATATATATAGTGGAATAACTAATATAAGCGGCATCGATACCGTTAATATATATTCTGGTTCATCTCATATCTACAACACGAATTCTGGGCTTGAGCCTCATGCGATTCATATTCAGAGCGGTTGCGAAATAACGATAGACAACACACATGCTACAAATCTTTATGCCCCAGTAACAGGCACAAACGTTACGATATCGAACAGTACCAACTGGGTTTCGGGCGAAAACGTTACTATTTCGGGAGGCACTAATTACCTGAGCAATATTTTCTCTGGTGCTCTGACTATTATTGGGACTGGAAACAAATACAACTTTTCTGGCGGTACAATAAGTATTACAGGAGGTCCGAATTACATAAGCGGCACGAATATAAATCTCTCCGCCAGTGAAGTGTCGGTTTCTGGAGCGCATACCGTAAACATAACTGGAAATGGTTCAGTAACTTTTACTTCGGGAAGCTTAATAGCTGTCGCAACGGGAGTTAGTGGAAGTCATGTAGGTGGCATTGTTGGGGTAGACATTAACATAGACTCGACCAGCGCAGTTAATGTTTATGGCGGGACTTCTACTACTTCTGGAGAAAACATAAATTTACATGGAGGAGTAGCTACCATAACGGGCTCCATGAGCGGAGTTAATGTTTACGCTGGGGCAACCGCCAACATATCATCAGTTAGCTCGTCTGTGATAGGAAGCGGCAACGTAATAAACGTAATAAACGCTCGTAGCAATGAGATCAATAGTGAGACTACGAATATTGTAGGAGGTATTAATACTTTCACTGGTGCTCCTTCTACGATTTCGGGTGGACTAAACACTATAAATGCCACTTCCATAACCGGAGCAGATTTGTCTTACAGTACGAATGTTGTAACTGTTGCTGCTGGAGGCGTTGGTAATCTGACCATAACGACTGGCTATACGGATATATTCGCCTCTGGTACTAACAATATATACAACAGTACTATAGATATCCTCGGTGGAACGAACGTAATAACCGGAACGGACTTTATCTTTAGGAGCGGATCTTCTGCTAACTTTACTAATAGTGGAGAAGTAACAATAACATCACCTTCGGTGGTATATATAACTAACGAGATTAAGCCAGAGGTACATGGTTCTGGGGTAATAACAGGAAACGATTATTCGAATCTCCAGAACATATATATAACTGGAGCTCAATCAGTACATACCAGCGGTGGAACAGTTAGTTTAACCGGAGATAACATGTACGTGTCCGCAAACGTAATAAGCGGAGTTACTGCTCAGACATTCTATGCGACAGGGTTTGATTCGGGAAGCCATTCTAATATCTATGTTACCTTATCAAGCGGCACAATAGATGTATCACATGTAGCTGACCCTAAAATCTATAACAGCGATGTAGTGGTATCGGGTCACAATATTACTATATCTGGCTCAGTGGTCAACAACGCCACAGGGACAAATTATACGCTGATAAATTCCACGAATTACTTGGTACTAAATCAAGGTGCAGATGTCGATGTAACTGGAGACACAACGGCATACAACTCAGGAATCCTTAATTCTTACGGCGCGTTAACTGCGTATTACGGGTATATAAATAACTCTGGAAACATTACCTCCTCACAGGCGGGTGTAGTGAACGTATACAGTGGTAATTACTACTCTTCTGGACTCGCTCCCCAAACGGTGAATATATATACAGGGGTACAGTATATAACAGGCCAAGACGTTAATGTCTCTCTAACGAATACCAACTCTACGTTTTTAAACCAGAGCAACCCGTCGAACCTTGAAGTAGTTGCTTCTAATTCTACAATCTATATTCCCACCGGACATACCGGAGTTTCCATTCACCACGGAAGTGGAAACTTAATTTACGTTCAGAGCGGACACAACTTAATAAACTCCCCGAGCACGGTTCATCACGGGGTCAATACAATAAATAGCACAGGGGTTACGGTTCAGGCGGGTAGGAATTTTATAAATACCACTAATGGAAATTTAGTAGAGATATATTATGGGAATACAGTCGTTAGAGATAACAGTGGGCATATAGAAATTAAAATAACAGGAGGTAATAACTACATCCATACTGGTGTCGTTTATATCACAGGCGGAGATAACACGAATATAAATATTTACGATAGCACGAACTCAGTTCATGTAACGGGTGAGAATCCGAGCGTAGGAATCCAAGATTCGCATAACTTCTTTACCTCCAACTGGACTGGTTTAGTTCAGATTTCTGGTACGTCCGTAAACACGATATTAAATACGGGTCTGGTCTTAATAGATACGGGTGCTAACAACTACATTTACGGAGGAAATAATAATCTAACAGGAATACAGATATACATTACAGGAGGAGTTAATACTTACAACAATCAGCTTGGCGGATTAACTCAAATCACAGGCGGCATAAACACTATAGATAATAGTGCAAGTGGTACTGCTGGTTCCCCGATATATATAACAGGAGGCGTGAACACTGTTAATACTGGAACAGTAGGCATAACAGGGGGGACTACTTCAGTTGATAATTCATTTGTGCGTATATCCGGTAGCGACGTAGCTATTTCGTCATCTACTAATGACGTTTATGAAAACGATAGGGTGAACATAAACGGGGTGACTAATGTATTCACATCTGGAAACGATGCCCGAACTTTACTTCACCTAGTAAGCGGAACCGCAATAAACTCTGTAGCTGAGATATACAATTACGGTACAGGCTTTCAAGTTATTAGCGGCGTCTCCTATATCAGTGGGGAAAATTTATCTATCCATGATTCGGACGTAAATATTACGGGAGGAATCATACAAGCCTATAATTCTGATTTCGATATAGAGGTTTTAACAAATGGAACATTTAATACTTCTACTGGCACTATAGCATTAATATCTGGCACAAATACGATTAACAACTCCACTGTTGAGATAACCACTTCCGCTGCAAACACCATTAACAGTGGAACAGTTACTATCACTAGTGGAACCAATACGGTCACATGTGGCACGATTGCGAGTATAAATGGGGGAGTTTCAACTATATCAATAGGGGACTCGGGGTCGATTACGCAAAGCGGAGGTACTGCTACGTATAATATAACCGGAACCGAAACTGTAACTATAGATTCTACTTCTTCTAATATTTTCATAACTGGAGGAACCGTTGATGTAGCTGGGTCCGTGAGTAGCATGTCTGTTACCGGAATTTCATCAGGCACTTTTACGAACGTTCAGAACGCTCACATACATCAAGGAACTTCGAGTCAGATCACAACTGTCCATACTGGATATTTTAATCAGGGCACTACCACCATATCAGCACTAACATCTGGCACGATATTGGGCGGAGTTAATACTATACATGATTCCACCAATACGATTACCGCAACTGGCGGGGGATTCTTTACGTTCAGCGGAGGGACAAACACCATTACGGGAACGAACGCAACGTTCAACTTTAGCGGAGTTAATTACAATAACATTAACGCTCCGAATAGCAGCTTAAATTTAAATAACAGCGTAAATACAATTACTGGCGGCAACCAGTATATAACTAGTGGAATAAATTCCATATACAGTGGTATATCTCACATAACTGGGAATTCATTCACTATAGAGGGTGGCACAACGAACATAGTCACAGGCACGGTACAGCAAATCACATCGTCAACTGTAAACTTTACAGGAACAGCTTCTATTTCGGGCGGTACGGTAAACATAACCGAATATCAAAACGGAACGGTGAACAATCCGACTTCCGTAACGCTTAACAACACCTCTGGAGGCTCCGCGACCATAAGGAATTATGGAAGCTCTCCATTCAGCTTCACCGTGGAAGAGGGGACGAACACGATTAGTATAGAATCTGGCGCGTCCGTAACAGGTTTAAATGTTTCAGGTAACATTACAGCTACTTCCTCGACGGTAAACGTTACTACGTCATCCTCTACTGAGCTTACGTTCAACGCCAATAATACCGTAGCTATTAACAACGGTACGAATACGATAAATAGCGTAAGCGGTATAACTGTAACTAACGGGTCAAACGTAATAAACAGCAGCACGGTTTACGCTACAGGGGAAACGTTTTCGGTAAGCGGAGGAACAGTTCACATTAGTGGAGGCACGAGTACAGTAAGCAACTCCACGGCATTTATCAGTGGCTCGACTATAACTGCCGATAACTCGACTAATACTTTAAACCTTTCTGCCCCGAACTCTACGTTTAGTATTACTAGCGGAACTAATAGCGTTACTGGCAACATTACTACGCTCACGGTAACTGGAGGCACAAACACTATAAACGATGGTACTACAGTCACTCTTAATACGGCTGACACCATAAATAACCCACAAAATATTACGCTTAATGGAGATCAAGATCTAGTTAAGCTAATAAGCGGGTCTCTGTTTTATACTGGAACTGCTCCTATTGTGATAACGGGAGGAACGAATACTCTGACTAACACTGGTGCGGGTAGCGTAACGATATCTGGCGGAATAAACACGATACATTCAAATGTCTCTAATTTCCAAGGAGACTTAGAGAACCTGACCATAACAAATAATACTGGGTCGATAACAGGAAATAGCGTAGTCGTAAACGGAGGAACTAATACTCTTAACGCAGCTAGGATTAATGTATCAGGTACTGTTGAGGGAGGGAGCAATTACTCAATTACGGGAGACAACATCTCTGTGGTTGGAGGGACGAACACGTTCTCTTCCTCCACAACTATTACGCTAAGCGGAGGCATAATATCCGGCGGAGTTAATACGGTAACCTCGACAACAGCTAATATCACTGGAGGAGTTAATAACGTAACAGGTACGACCATAAACATTACAAGTGGTACTGTAACTGCTGGATCGTTAAACGTATCAAGCATTACGTCCTCTAACTTTACCTCAGGAAACAATTCGTTCACTGGAACTTTCAATGATCCAGTATACGTGACTCAAGGAACTAATTCGTTTAGTTCAACTATTCCGCTGGTCCAGATCACTGGTGGAACAGCCAACTTTACTGGAGCCACGGTTACAATTTCTGGAGGTACGAATAATATTCCGAATTCGACAATAAGTAACATCAATGGGTCTGCTATAGTATCGAATTCAACCACTACGATAAATGGCGGGATTACCAACGCGTATATAACGGGTGGGACGAACCGTTTTACTGGAACCACGATTAGTATTACCGGAGGAGATAATAGCATATTCACTTCCTCTATAAGTGGAATATTCAATTCGGTAGTTTCATTCAATACGTCAACAACCACGTTTAATTTAAGTGGGAAAAATAATACCTATCAGATAAGTGGGTCAGGAAATACGATTACGATAAGCGGGGCAAACAAGGTCGAGATTACGGGCGGCACTAGCACAATGCATAACCCGCAAAGTGTGAGTTTGCTAGACAGCGTAGGTCACTTTAGTGGCATAGACGCGGTGGGAGTAACAGGGGGGACATCTCATTTCCATATAACAGATGCTTCTAGCGCGGTTACTGTAAACAATAGTTTCAGCCAAACAATTGAATCAGGGTTGTCAAATACGGTAGTTAATAATAATTTTCATTATCCCACAATAGTTTCAGGGGGAACGGTATACATAACTGGAGACGCGGGTACACTCGCAAACCAAATACTGATAAGTCAATCGACAGGCACTAATATAACTTTCAACAACCCTGTCCAAAGCGGAGGTGCTTCACTAGTGTCAATAACGGGGGGGGTTAATACACTAAACTATGCATCTGGAGCTCAAATCTACAGCGGAGTTTCTGTAACTTTAAATTCTTCTTCCGCCGATTTCTCTACGGCTACTTTGATTTCCCCGTCGATATCGAACAGCACAAATTACATTACAGGCGGGGTATTTAACATTACCGGAGGAACGAACACCGTATTAAGTACAGGCCAGACGTTTAATATAACTAACGCTCAATCGATGACCGTATCCGGTACATCGACGATTACTGGCGGTACGATAACGATTAATGATGGCACGAACACCATAAACCAGCATACGCAAGACATAACTGTAAATTACAACCCGAATGTTGCTAGTGGGGTAAGTTTCAATATCAACTCTGGTGAAACGGTTAATATTTACCAGTTCAGGAATATAGAGACTATTGACAGTGAGGGCTCGAATATTTCAGCAAGTGCTCAGCAAGTCAATATAACAGGAGGCGTTAGTACGCTGAACATTGCAAGTGGTGGCGTGGCTTATATCACAGGCGCGAGTGTGACTCTTACTGGAGATGTGGTAGGAAGCATTACCGATGTAGACGTTGTAAATTATCACTTACACAACAACGTAACTTTAACCGATACTACTGGCAACCTGATTGGTTCTGTTAATCAGATGACGTTCTCTGGGGAGGCTCTAAACGTGAGCGGCTCCATAACTATTACCAATGGATCAGATATAGATATAGCCAGAACAGATAATCTTAATAATGTTGATAGTAATGTATCGCTGATTAGCTCCGCCGTTGCAGGGAATGTAAATAACTTCGGTGGCTTGACGCAATTCTATAACTCAACAGTAGACTACTATTCAGTAACAGGGTCTTTCAGCAGCAATACTCTAGTCACGCACACTGCCGCGAACTCTTTTACAACTGGAGATATAGTAAGGTTTGATAATTCATCAAACAAATACGTAAAGGCCATCGCGAACAACGAGGAGAACTCAAGAGTAGCGGGGGTAATATCTAGGGTAACCGGAACGACATTTGATATAACTACTCATGGCGAGTTTTTATTAGGAGGATACTCTGCTGGTAAACAATTATATTTGAGCCCTACGAGTTCTGGCTTACTCACGACTGTCAAGCCGACTATAGCGGGTCACGTTGTTCAGCCAATAGCAAAAACTGCAAACAGTAAGCTTATAGTTAATGTAGAAAACCCAGAGCTACTTAGAAACTTTACCGGAGCGAACATCGTTCTAGGTGCTGACCCATCAGCATCCGCTACTTCAAGTACCAGCACTCACTTTACTCAGTTTGCTTCCTCTGAAACGGTAATCGCATCTAGGGAGATAGACATGACCCAAACAGGTACGCATACGATTCACTTACCATCAAACAAAAGGGTATTTATAGATGAAATGGGAATAGTATTCACAGATATCAACACGATTACGATGGGTCCAAAATTTAAGATAGGAAGCAGTGGCTCACTGGAAGGGCTATTCGACGACTACGCAGTAAAAGGGGTTTTGCAAAATTATTCTAGAGAAAGAATTATTGTGCCAGACGATACCGCTGGTCAGACAAACATAATAGCTACCATTACATCTGGCGCAACTGCTAATACCTGTGAAGGTAAGTTTTACTATAAAGGGTTTGTAATGGAGACAGAGTAAGATGGCTAGAAAAGTAATAATGCCAACTGGCAACGTTGAAGGAAGACAGAATCAAGCTTTCCAAGGTATTCAGGGAGTAGTCGGCCCCGCTGGTCCTGCGGGTTCTACTGGCCCCGCTGGTCCTGCGGGAAACTCTGGCCCTGCGGGTTCTACTGGCCCACAAGGATCGGCTGGGGCTACTGGCCCTATTGGCGGGAAAGGAGGGGACACCTTTAGCTTTAAGTACTCCAGTAGTACTGATGATGCGAATCCCACTTTAGGGACATTAAGATTTAACGCGGGGAGCGTTGCTTCTACTTCAAAATTATATGTGAATCATTACGATGCATACTCAATTGATGTTTCAGCTTGGATAGACAGCCTTGACGATGTTTCGGGCTCTAGCGACAGGGGAAGATTAAAATTTTACAAGCAATCCGATCCTTCTAAATTTGCTTTGTTTAGCATAACAACAGGGAACGAATCAGGTTCTGCTTATAAGAAAATCAACATAAGTCCTGTTGCGAAATCTCATAGTGATTTTACTTCAATAATCCCGAATGGGGAAACGGGAGTGCTCACTTTTGCTATGGCGGGGCCTGTTGGTCCTGTTGGCCCAATTGGCCCCTCTGGAGCAGAATCGACTGTTGCTGGTCCTGCGGGTCCTGCGGGTTCTACTGGTCCCTCTGGTGCTGCGGGTTCTACTGGTCCCTCTGGTGCTAGTGGCCCTGCTGGTGGTCCGGCTGGTCCTGCGGGTCCTGCTGGTTCGACTGGTCCTGCTGGTCCTGCGGGTTCGACTGGCCCTGCGGGTTCGGCTGGGCCTTCTGGAGCTACAGGTTCTGCTGGTAGCATTGGGGCGACTGGGCCTTCCGGT